GGTCCGTGGTGGACAGGAACATTTGGAGAAAACTGGATAGTATCAAAAAGTCCTGTACAGGCAACTAAGAAAAGAAAACCAGACTTTCCACATTATTTAATACCTGACCCAACAGCTAGGCAGATAAAAAACCCTAGAGTTCCAAATGTGACATTGAATCAAGATTTATTTATTGGTAACAGAGCTAAGTATGCTGGCTTTGCAATAAACGCACCAGGGCAAACAAGACCTAATTTAAAGGGAAAGCCTGTTACCTATGGAGAACATGGTAGAGACTTTAATTTAACTTCTACGGGAGGACCAAATTGGTACAATATCTACACAAAAGGTGGTCTTATTAACAAAGATATAGCATTAGCGTTTAAAAAGGTTGGCTTTAGGTAATAAAGTAGTAGTATAGTAGATGAATATACTAATTTATTTTGTATGCCTACAGATAGAGCAATCGACAAGCTAAGAAAAGCATTTAGCGTAGACAGTAAAAGCAGTTATCAAATCTACAAAGATGGACAGCCTATTCTAAAAGTGTTTTGGACACCTTTAACTATTGCAGATAGAGATGCTATAAATGCTACTCTAATAAGGTCTAATAAAGGACAGGAGGAAGGTAGTTTAGATTTTGCTTTACAAGTAATAATTAACAAAGCTGAAGATCAAAATGGTCAGAGATTATTTGCTGAAGCAGATAAAGCAAGTTTAAGAAGAGAAATACCTTTAGCTGTTCTTCTAGATTTAATGACAAAGATGCAAGAGTTGGGCGAGGAGGTTAGCTCTGATGCCGTAAAAAGCACAACTTGATAAAGACAACTATTTGTATATGCAATTTTTTATTGCAGAAAATCTAGGCATGACAGTCTCGTTTTTAAGAAATAATATGAGTTTAGAAGAAATGCTTGGCTGGAACGCTTACTTTGCTATAAAAAATGAAAGAGAAGAAAAAGCCTATGAAGATGCTAAAAAGAAAGCTCAATATCGTAAGGTACGCTAAACTAAATGTAATGTTTTATCGAGATTAGTGGCATCTAACTACGAAGTTAATGTAAAACTGAATACCAGGACTGTTAATAAGCAGTTAAATAATCTTGAGAAGCGTATATCCAAGTTAAATAGATTAGCTCAAGGTGGAAGAGCAAATAGAGAAGTAAATAAAGCAGATAAAGAAAAATTAGTTACAGCAATAAAGAAAAATAGGGTAGAAACAAAAAACTTAAGAATAAAACAACAGCAGTTAAAGGTAGATCAACAACAGTTAAAAGTAGAACAACAGACTGCAAATGCAATAAGACAACAATCTGTGTCTAGACCTGGAAGAAGAGGAGGTGCCACTACTTCTAGAGGTACTAATGTAGCAAGGGGTAACAATCAAGGGGTGCTTAGTGGAGCACTTATTAGTGGTGCGTTTCCATTGTTATTTGGACAAGGATTAGTGGGTGGTGCTGCTGGTTTTGCTGGAGGAGCTATAGGTGGAGCAATAGGCGGTCAAATGGGAGGATTTGCAGGAGGTCTTGTAGCAACAGCAGGACTTACCATGATTACCAATCTCCGAGATAGCATGGTTGATTTAGGTGATGCTCTTAGTCCTGCCAATGCAAATATAGATCAAAGTATCGAAAAGTTAAAAATAATTAGTGGAGCGAGAGCTAAAGAAATAAAAATGATTGAGGAGTTTCAAGGCAAACAAGCAGCTTTAGCTGAAGTTACTAAAGATACTGCAAAGGTTATCGGAGTTGAAGGTGTAAATGCGTTAAGACAATTTGCTGAAATGATGAAAACGTTAAGCGATGGATTTGCAACTACATTTTTAAAAATACAGGCAGGATTAGCAGATATACTAAATAAAGTATTTAATTTTGCTGGAGGAGACTTAAGTTTAGCAAAGAAACAATTAGGGCCTGATAACGATTTAGTCCGTGCCTTGGAAAGAAATTTAACTGCACAAGCAGAATTAGACAGAAATGTAGATCCATCAGATCCTTTTTCTGGTAGTTATTTAATGACATCAGAAGGTAAAGCAGAAGGTAAACGTCTTTTAAATGAACAAAAAAGATTGGAAATGGCAATAAAAATAAGAGCAGAAAAAGAAGCAGGACTAAGAATAGATAAAGAAATAGGTGCAGAACACACAAAATTAAAGGCAGGAATTAATGCACAATTTGAAGTAGAAAACAGAATACTGGAACTTAGAAGAAGCGGTTTAAATCCAGCATTAGCAAAACAAGTAACTCTATTTGAAGCATCAGCTAAAAATGTAAAAATAGGTTTAACTAATGAATTAAATACTGTAGAACAATTATTAGAAAAAGAGAGAGCATCTTCTCAAACTTATACAGATAAAATAATGCTTTTAGAAATAAGAAAACAAAGTTTAGAAGAACAGATAGAAACTAATGATGAATTATTAGAACAAGATAAGGAAAGATTAGTACAGGCTACAAGATTAGCTATGGCTGCAAAAGCCACTCAAGATTCTTTTGATGCTCTTAAGCAGACTATTGCTACGGATTTAGCTGACGGCATACAGGGTTTAGTTCGTGGAACTACAACTTTAAGTTCTGTATTAAATAATGTTTTAGATAAAATGATTGATGCTGCATTTAATATGGCATTTTTTGGCAACGCAGGAGGAAGTTTAATATCAGGAAGCGGTTTATTTGGATCTATTTTTGGAGCTTTTGGAGGAAATAAAACAACTGATACACCTATTCTTCCTACACCAATTATGGTGGCAGCAAATGGTGGTCGTATTCCAGGTGGTAGACCTTCACTTGTTGGAGAAAAAGGACCAGAGCTATTCACACCAGCTACAGGTGGCTACGTTACCCCAAACCATGCACTTGGCGGTTCTACAACTGTAGTAGTAAATGTAGACGCATCTGGCACAGAAGTTCAAGGAGATGAAGAGCAGGGAAGAGAACTTGGTCGTCTTATCTCGGCTGCGGTACAATCTGAAATAATACAACAGAAACGACCTGGAGGAATACTTGCATAATGGCTACCTTCCCTTCAATAAAACCTACTTACGGAATCCGTAAAAGATCCAGACCATTAACTCGTACTATTCGTTTTGCCGATGGGTATGAACATAGACTTTTATTTGGTTTAGCACAACATCAAAATCCAAAAGAGTTCAGTCTTACTTACGAAGTTTCAGAAACAGATGCGGATACTATCGAAACATTTTTAGATGCTCGTGCAAATGATAGTGATAGTTTTGATTTTGCTGAAGGTTTTTTACCCGAAGAAACTGCCTCAAACTTTAAATTTGTTTGCGAAAACTGGAGTAAGTCAATACCTTATAACAACAGAGCTACGATACAGGCCACTTTCAGACAAGTATTTGAACCAGCATCGTAATGACAGTAAATTCAAAAATATTTAGCAGTCTACAAGACATAAATCCATCAGCAATTATTGAGTTATTTACGCTTCAATTATCAACTGCATTGCATGGTGCAAATACAATTTATAGATTTCATGCTGGCAGTAATTTAGACGCTAATGGCAAAATAGTATGGGCTGGTAACGAATACCTTAGATTTCCTGTACAAGCATCAGGTTTTGCGTTTCAAAAAGGACAGTTACCCAGGCCGAAATTAATAATTAGTAATGCTACAGGATTAATTTCATCTATTCTTTTAACTGTAAATGAAACAACAACTGGTAATGATCTTACGGGAGCCACAGTTACACGAATTAGAACACTAGCTAAATTTATTGATGCGGTTAATTTTGCTGACGGAACAAATGCTACAGCAGATAACACAGCAGAGTTTCCTCAAGAAATTTATTCTATAGACCGAAAAGCAACGGAAACAAGAGACATTGTTGAATTTGAACTAGCCGCACCAACAGATCTTGCTGGAGTCCGTATTCCAGGCCGTCAAGCCACTCGCTCTATTTTTCCTGCTATTGGCACGTTTGTAGGGTAAACATGACTTGGAAATATAAAGCACTACTTCATGCACAACGAGAAGATCCAAAAGAATCTTGTGGTTTGTTGTTAAATATAAAAGGTAAGGAAAGATATTTTCCTTGTCGTAATCTTTCAATGACAGATCATCAATGTTTTATTATCGACCCAGAGGATTATGTAAAGGCTGATAATGCTGGAGAAATAGTTGGAGTAGTACACAGTCACCCAATAACACCACCTACACCTAGTCAGGCAGATAAAATTAGCTGTGAAAAAAGTAATTTACCCTGGCATATAGTAAATCCAAAAACAGAACAATGGGCATACTTAGAACCTTGTGGATACAAACCACCAATTCTAGGCCGTCAATGGGTATGGGGTATAACAGACTGTTGGAGTTTAGTAAGAGATTGGTATAAAGAAGAAAAGAATATTGAA